GCCCTGTCTCCTCCAATACTCAACCCATTACCCTGAACTCCATCAAACACAATGTTATCCATCTGTACTAACCCATCAATATCAAAGCCCAGTACGTTGTATCCATTTTTAAAGATAACATTACTAACCAGCATATTACCAACATTACCATTAAACACACTACAATTCTGTGTCTGACCTGGCATGTTAGCATCAAGCGTAATGTCATTGATGGTGCAAGCGCCTAAATCCCCAGTGAGCAAGTTTTTATTGCTACCAGCCCTCAACTGTAACGTAGTCTGGTATCTATCAAGGCCAACCAAACTCATATTAGTCGTAACATTAAGCCCGGTAACAGAATAAATACCATCTGGGAAGAACAAATATGCTCGTTTACCACCTAGATAAGCAATCATAGCCTGAATAGCCACCGTATCATCAGTAACCCCATCTCCCACAGCCGGTGTCATGTTATTTGGAGGGTTTATAACATTAAGGAAATAAAGGTCTGCAAGTACCTCCTTAACAATCTCCTCCAGATTTAACTGGTTAAGTAACTCTTTAACCAACTCAATAATATAGTCCGGCAACCCATTAATGGTGTTTGCCACATCGTTAATGGCCTTGGTCAGTAGCCACACCTGCTGATTATAGCTTAATGCATCACTAAATACTGTAGGTAGTGATTTCATGCACCAGCACCTTAACAGTTCGATTGATTTAAAATTTGAATCATTATTTACCATGGATATCCTACCTCCCATATTCCTAAGAATAAATCTGATATGTCATTGATTATCATCATGTCAATGTTAATAAGGCTTTCGCGGTACTCCATAATCATGGAAGAATAGCTCTGTGTTCCTTGTTTGCCTTGAACTGTTTCGATATAATCTTCGACATTATTAATAGTGGTATTATTGTTTGTAGTAACGTTGGTTGTATTATCCGTTGTTGTATCTGTGTTTCCATTAAGGGTTGTAGTATCACCAGTTGTAGCAGTAGTTGTATCGTTATCATTTGTCATTCTAGCGTTGCTTAGATATTCATCATTTGCAAGTCCTACCAATCCACCCTGTGGGGTTTCAGAATACTTATCTGTTCCAGCTCTAGTAACGGTTTGGTTAACATTTCCGTCTGCTTTCGTGGTGTTATCTACTGCTGTTATTGTCTGTCCTTCTTCTGTTGTCATCACTTTACCATCAAGTTTTTGTGTACCTGTCTTATTCGCCTGATGTTGCCTGGTTAAATCAACATCATAAATTGGATTAAACTTGTAGGTTTCGGCTTCATACATTTTGTTGTAGTACGGCATGATTTCATTTAATCTTGTATCCAGCCTAAGCTTGAACAACCCGAGTGTTTCTTCACCAATTTCACGTGTGTAATAGTGCTTAATAATTTTGGTTAATAATACATTTCGGTATTGTTCGTCAAAGATAGGGAAGTTAAAATCAAACAGAATCGGAACGGCACTTGGAATAACCGTGTTAACAATATCAGTATATCCTGCTGGTTCAGTTCTTCCCACCAAACCTTCACAAATATATCCTAATGTCATAGTAACAGCACTCATTCTTCTACCACCTCCTCTGTTTCTATTTCTTCGATTGCTGGATTTTCTGTAGCGATTATTTGTTTGTACCTTACTCCTAAATTAACGCCTGGAAACATGGCATTGATTCTTTCACAAGCTATTTCACGTTCCATCAACTTTGTATAGCGTTGCGCTTCTACGTCTCCCATGCCGCTTTTAACTTCCAGGGTATTAAGACGCTCACGTTTTTCATCATTGGTGTTTCCAATTCCTAAGTACGTCATTGCTTCGTTCCACACCAAACCCTTGAGTACCTGCAATTTATCTGCAACGTATGGTGCCGATATGTCAATTGCGTTTAATCCACTCAGGTCCATTTGTTTATCTGCAAATATAAAAGGGTAGTTTCCTTCATACTGCTTAAATAGATTAATGATAGTAAGTCGTTGTGATTCTGAACATGTAATAATTTTTGGATTTTTCTGTAATTTAACGTTCGTGTCAATTGCTCTTTGAATTTCGTACAGTCTCCAAGCATACATTTCTATATCTAATTGTGAATTAATGTGCAAAGAGTTATTAAATATAAGCACGCTGTTTTCCTTGCTCAATTCCATTTGGTATCCGTTGCTCGCATACGCACGTCTGTATATTGGGATTCTGTAAACATCTAACGGGCCAGAAATCATGCACTGTAAGGTTAAGTATCCCATTACCTCGTCCTGAAAGAATACCGCCATTCCATCTGCGAATAGTGCCAATTCCAGGAAACGCCTATCACAGGTTGGTGGTAGATTTACCCATTCAAACTGGCTGATAGCCAAGTCCACCAATCGATTGTAGTACTGAATAAACGTCCAGTCATTGCATTTCTTTGCCTTCCAGAACTCACGTGTGTTACCCGGAACCATACCTCCCTTTTTGCTCATTAGTTACCACCTCCTCCCGCTCTGTTATCTAAGCTGTAGTTGCCAACCTCGGAACCATTTTTCCAAAACGTAACACCATTATCATAGATTCCACGTAATCTTGTCATGTCATCAGCTGGGACACTTCCAGTAAGATTTGAGTTTACGGTCTTTACGTAGTTCCAGTGAGAACGTTGAGAACGATTGGGAACTTTCACCTGATGTGTTGCATATCCATAAACGTTAAAATATTGGTCAATTATTTTTGCAAACTCTGCACGGATATGATAATTAAGAAAATAAAAATCTTTAATACTAAAGGCCACCTGCGCAGTGTTAGACTGGGAGCCATGGCTTTGTGGAGGTTGTGTTTGGATTGCATTTAATCTAGCTAACGTTCTTCCGACATTTGTAGCACCAGCAATTCCACCAACTAATCCGATTGGCCCACCTGTAGCAACACCAGCTACGGCACCCATTGCTGAACCTAGCATATCAACTGCCATGGACGAACCATTTTGTGCAAGCCACGCTTTATAGGTGTCAACCGTGAATGAGCATTGTGGGAATCCTCCAATTGTGATGGCCTCGTTGTAGTTTGCTCCCACGTTTTTGTAACCTAGTGGGGTAAGCATTCCTAACGGGTTTGGGGACATATCCATTCCCAGGTTAAAGGTGCAGTTGGCGGTTTGAAAGTATTCATATTTATATACCGCTGAATTGCCCATTAAGTTAGTCACATATAAAAAGCAATATGGATAGGTAAATAATTTGTTATTCATTGGAACATACCCATCTATAGCACCTCGCTGTTTGTCACGTTCTACAACGTAGTTTCTAGCTGGTGCGCCCATTGCTGTAGTAAAGTCTGATGGCATCATGAATACTGACACAATAGCATCAGCTTTGTTATTTGTGATAAGCTTATCAATGAACACAGCCACAGCCGGAAAATTTTCAAATACATGTAACCAACATCCAGAATAAATTCCACCGTAACCGCCTGTGCTAGTCCCGACATTACCCTGTGCATCTACAGTGGCGGCAACAACAACCACGTAATCATCCATGTGTTCTGTTCTAAAAGCTGTGTCATAAATATACTCGCCAAGTTCCAGGTTTTCTTCTACTAAGTTTGCACCTATTTCGTCAACAAGAATGTGCTCGCGTTCTACAAAACATGGATTAACGGTGTAGTCAAAGAACCAAGTCTGCATTACATCCATTTCATAGGTTATGGTTGAACAATTATTACCTTTGTATTCCACACCAGTGATAAATGCATAGAACCATTTATTGCCAAAGGATGCGTTTTGAAACATAATATAGTTACAGTCATATAATGATTCAGCGTTTATGCCAACGTTAATTGTTTTATCAATTCTCTGGTAGGTGTATTCCGTCAGTGAAAACTTTGACAAGCTGGCAAAATAACTTGCTTGCTGAGCGGCTGTACTAAAATAAATTGTGTTCCTATAGGTATTATCCAATGGAACATTTTTAAGAATATGAACGTTAGTGTTTGGATTTACGTACATATGACCTCCTTAAGAGGGGGATAAACCCCCTCTTTATTATACTGATACAGTGATGGTAGCTGTATCAGTTTTTGTGCTGTCAAACGTGGAAGTGGCCGTAACGGTGAGTGTTGCACCTGTTTCATCTTCGCCAACAACCAGATTACCGTAAATATCAATGGTGGAATCGGTTCCTCCAGTAACCGTCCAATTAACGGACTTAGGAGCAAAGTTTGTAGTTACAACTGTAGCCGACATTTTAACCAACTGGCCTTTGTTAACAGTTGCGGTCTTAGGACTTACAGTTACACTTGTTACAGTTGGAGCACCACCTACGTAAACGGTGTTGTTAACAAACGGGGAAACACTGAACGTTTTCCAGGTGTGGTAGAAGTAATTCCAGTAAAGTCCCTGACCGTTGTAGTTTTCGGTAAAGTTGTAGAAGTTATCAAAAACCATGAACCAGTCTCGGTCGACCATAACTGCCGGAATTGCATCAAGTGCGGTTCTCTCAGCTTCAGTTAACGGCACAAAGTTGGGGTCGTTAGCAAACAGTTCTGCAAGCCTGTTGTTGTCACTTGTGCTAAAGCTAAAGGTATCAACCAGTATACGATTACCCATGAACTCAGCTTTTTCCATGTTGAATGCAGAAGCAAGAACCTCAACGTCAATCACAGCATTGAATTTGGCGTTCATTATAAGCATCTGGTCACGGGTATCTGTGAAGGTAGTTACACCTGTAAGATTGTACTGTGTGCTGGGGAACTGCCATACTCCGGATACTCCCTTAATGGTGGAAACGATTGTCTTTGCGTTTTCAGCAGATACGGGGGCAATTTCAGTTACATGCATACGCCCGTCAAGCACGTTTCTAGCAATGAGATATTTCATAGTCAGAAACTCGTCATAGTTAGAGCCTGTATACATAGCATCTACGATTTTTGCAATCAGGTCTGTAATACCCTGCCATGACAGAAACGCCTGTCTAAGCTGGTCATTGCTAATAGTCTGCTTGTAAAATTTCTGGTAGTTCATGATGTGGAATGCGGCCCGCACGTCCGGAATTTCGCGCTTGAACACTTCAGATTCAGCAACAGCTGGGTCGAACTGATAAGGCTTAGCAATGTTAACAAAGATTTCCTCTACCGTTTCACCAAATTCCAGCAGACCTTTTTTCATTCCGGCCCACGGGTTGTAGAACATTTTAGAAGTAATCAGCACACGCCCGATTCGGTTCATGAGTGCTGTTAAGAACTCGTTTCTAAGTGGCTGTAAGTCCATGATGATTGCGCCAATCTGACGCAAGGATGTATCATCACCCGCTGTCAGTTCCGGCACGTAGTTCTGGTAGTTAGCGGATGCGTTGTCACGGATTGTATTTAAAATCTGTGCCGCCGCTTTCTGTAGATTGGTTGCTGATACGTCAGGATTTTCTGCGCTGTACGCCGCCGCCGCGTTGGCCTGTACGTCACTCAATGTAATTTTTTCTGGTTTAATCGGCATAATTATTCACCTTCCCTTTCCTCAAATAATGTATCAAATGACCTTGTTTTTCCGTCATCTTTTACATCTTCTTCCTGCTCCTCTTTTACTTCCTCACGTGTTCCGAAGAAACGCTCTCTATAACGCTTTCTCCATTCTCCGTCCAGGGCTTCATATTTGCCCTTCCAATCTTCTCCGTCACCTGTGGCCCGTCTTTCAAGGTCGTCATACGTGTCGGTTACATCTTCCAGGAAAGATAATGCTTCGTCTGAATCATCCTCTCCCAGGCGTTCCTTGATTCGCTCAAAGAACTTTTCTCTGTCAAGCATTGCCATGTTTCTCCCTCCTAAAAAATTTTGTTATAATATATCAATGGCATTTTGTATGACCACTCACCACCATCTGGTGGATTGGGCGGTGGAACATATTCATTTTTAAACCAGTCATACCAATACCTTGCATACTCTTGTCTTTTTGGTTGGTCAATCGTGCCGGGTCGCTCAAAGTTTTTAAGAAAACAATCTGCTAAGTACTCTGGTGTCATGGTACTAACTTTGAATTCGCCGAACGATTCTGGGTATTGTGTTGTCGGTATCCATTGTCCAGACGGGACTGTCTGTGTGTCAATCCATTCCATCTGTCCTTCTCCGCTATCATGAGCATAGCCGTTAGCGTCTGCCCAGTCGGTATAGTTTGTTGATGGTGTCCACTGGACCAGTCCCCAGCCACCCCCTGGGGTTAAATCTTGCCATATTCCTGGGTTCAGCGTAGATTCTACTTGTTCATTTCCGAGTAGACCCGCCACGGCTTCGGCTGTCCAGCCCTTAGACATAAAATACGCAAATTGGATAGTAGCGTTGTTCTGCATTTCTCCAATCGACAAATAATAATTTCCCTTAATCCATTCATTTGTAGCACTGGTTTCCCACCGCCATAGTTCTAACCAGTTGCCTCGTGAATCGTTAGCGTTGATAGATACCTGTTGTTCCAGCGGCACATTTGCTGAGTGCGCACCCATGGTTCTTGTAGTATCAAATACCATTTCAGTGTGACTTGTTCTAATGACAATGTCGCCTGGCAACCATGTAATGTCCGGGGCGTGTTTCGTAAATCCCACTTGTTTTAACACGCCAGCCATACTGCTCGTTGTAAAAGGCCACGTGCCCCATACGGATACTAAGTCCCAACCTCCAGCAATTAACGCGTACCATATAAAAGACGAGCAGTCATAGTATGTAGTACCATTTACGGTTTGCTGGTTCCGGTATGTTTGAGAGTATCCTACGTTGTCCTTCGCACAGGTTTCGATTGCCCAATTATAAGCGGCTTGTATAGCTGGCATGTAATTACCTCCAATTGTTAAGCTTGGCGCGTTTAATAATAAACGGATAGTCCCTTTCAGTTTGGTCAAGGTCAACCCTTCCATTGATTCCTGGTATCTTTCCTGAATCGGATTTCTGCCACAACGTTACGGAGCGTCCAGGTGAATCTGCATATCTAGCATACCACATGTCATACTTTTCAGCAACTATGCTTGCCTGATAGTAGCGTCTGTAGTAATCCAGGTTGGTATAAAACATGGCGTAAAATTCATGTTCTTCCAATGTGCGGCAAAATTCTTCGGTGCATCTAAGCACAAAATCGCGACTGATACTTACGCCGTTTTTGGTAGCGTGTGTTATCGTGTCATACTCAAAGTCATATACAATGGGATACTCAGGCTTGTGCTCTCCGATAAAATCAACCAAATATTCGGCTTCTCTTTTAGCCATTTCTGGTGTGAGCGCGTAGCTAAACCAGTAAAGACCATATGGGATTCCTAATCTTTCGCATTCGCCTACATTCCGCACCGCTTTCGCGTCAATGTTGTTTTTACCAAAGCCAGCACGGATAATTGCAAAGTCGATATTTGGTTTTACCAGTTCCCAATTAATATCCCCTTGGTGCCGAGAAACGTCAATACCATTAAACAATTTTGTCACTCTCCATTCTGTCAAGGAGTTTGGTTAACGCCAAAGTGTTATTATTTAATGCTTCTGACATTTTATCAATCTCCTCTTTGTGCTTGTTGTTACTGTCATAGATGTACCAAAGTAGGATTAAAGTAAGAGCAATTGGGAATCCTACGGTACTAATGATGCTTACAATATCATTCACTTGCGACACCTCCCGTGAAGTAATGTGGGTCAGGTATACCCCCCAATTCCTCGATAAAAACGTATAAATTTCCAGCACTATCCCCATTATTAAACGCCGTAAAAGTGTTTGGAGATTTACCATCTATAATAGGGAATCTGATGGAATTACACTGATTAATGCCCGCGTTAGATATAACACCCACATTTAAAACGTTAACATTAACAGCCGCTCTTATCTTTACTTGCGATACTCCTACAGGCAGAACAATCGTTCCATTCGCTTTTTGATGGAACACTTACTTCGTAAAGCAATTTCATTGCTACATCCTCCTTCCTATCTTTTATTATAGCACAAAAGTGTTGCAATTGCAACATATTTATGGTATAATATAGATGTAAATAAAAAGATTGAAAAGTGTTGCATTTGCAACATTTCCAAATAAAGGAGGTTAGTGAAGCCAATTCCCCTTCGTGGAAATACGCGCTTCGCGCTAGACAAACTATGGCTTACTATGACGGAACAAAGCTTTTGTCCATGAAAGATATTAACGGTAAAAACCCAGAATTGTTTTTAGTAACCACTAACCGTACGGGAGGTAAGACAACCTGGTTTAACCGTTACTTCGTTAAAAAATTTAAAGCTGGTCAAGGAAAATTTTGTTTGATTTATAGATTCAATTATGAATTGTCTGACGTGGCTGAAAAGTTTTTCAAGGATATTCATGGGTTGTTTTATCCAGATGATACTATGACTAGTAAGCCCATGGCAAAAGGAATATTCCATGAATTATTTCTGAATGATGAGCCTTGCGGCTACGCTATTGCGCTTAACAACGCTGACGCGATAAAGAAATATAGTCACCTGTTTAATGATGTGGAACGCATGCTGATGGATGAATTTCAGAGCGAAACAGGAAAGTATTGCTCGGATGAAATTAGGAAACTGCTGTCAGTGCATACTAGTATTGCACGAGGTAACGGTAAACAGATTCGCTATGTGCCCGTCTATATGTGCGGCAATACGGTTAGTTTGCTTAACCCATATTACTCAGCGTTGGGAATTTCTACCAGGCTAAAACGAGATACGAATTTTCTTAAAGGGGATGGTTATGTTCTGGAACAAGGTTTTATACAGTCTGCTTCTGATGCACAGTTAGAATCAGGTTTTAACAGGGCTTTCGCGTCCAGCGAATATGTGGCTTACGCTTCTCAAAATGTTTATCTTAACGATAATTATTCCTTCATTGAGCAACCGGAGGGTCGTGGCAGATACCTGTACACAATCAAATATCTTAACAAACACTATGCGATTTATGACTATGAGACTTTAGGAATTATGTACGTGACTGATAAATATGACGCTTCGTTTCCAACTAAACTTTCACTCACGACTGATGACCATAATATTAACTACGTCATGTTGGCTAAAAACGCTTTAATCATTAATAATTTTAGAATGTTGTTTAATAAGGGTTGTTTCAGATTCAAGAATTTGGAAAGTAAACAAATGGTTATACAGATGCTATCATATTAATATTTCCGTGAGTTCTGGAGAGAGGAATAGTATATGAATTTTTATAATTGCCCTTATGTCATAGTTATCCCATTTCGCAATGGGAATGAGTATGATGAGGATTATGGATGTGACGCAACGGGAGAATATTGCCAATGTTGCCAGTGTAAATTAACAGCGGAGGAATGTGAACAGCTAATTAGAAAGCACGAGAATTAAAATTTTATAGGTATCACCGTGGGTTATGTAGCATTGAACGCTGGTGGAATCCACACTGTAAAAGGTGCCGCTGGGTTAAACGGTAATTGGAATGCCCCTTGTTACACCCCACGTAATGATATAAAAAGAGAGGATGTTGTATCCTCTCTTTTGTTAATGCTTAATTATTTGCGCAAATAATTAAAACCATTCGTCATATTTTATCGCACATACTACTATTATCAACAATAACCAAAGTGGCATTTTTAATCCTCCTTAATTTTCTTATGAACCTTAGGTCGCATGTCGTATCCTTTCTTTACAAGTAACACCCCTCCGGGCATTCTAATTGGCTTCAATCCCTCCTTTAGTTTCAATCCTTCTCTAAACTCCTCAATTGTGTGCTCTTTGATAAATTCTTGTTTCGCGTCCTCTGACATTCCAGCACAACGTATACTATAATAGGGTTTATCAATCCTAATCCCGTTTTCGTGGGTGATATGCTCAATATACGTCTTTTGCCGTACAAATATAGCATTGTCCCAATAGCTTTCCAATTTCCACGCACAGAAATTGGTCGGATGAACCTTGATTCCTTTACAATCTTCGGGGTCGCCACTACAGTGTATCGAATCAGTATCACAGTATATGAATCCGTCATTTTCAACCCCGTGAAAATTCGCTTGAGCCGCATTGATAACAAACCTCCTTGCATATGATGTAATCGCGGAACCTATTGCAATGTACCCTGGCTTCTTCTCATGTTCCTCCACCAGTTCAAAACCCAATACGTTTTTCTTGTTGATGTACGGCACTTTATAACTAGACGAATCGTTCGCGGAGAATTTTCCGTATAGATTATTAAGGTATAACTTTGCAAGTTCCCGTTCTGCCCCTTGTGATGATTCCTTAATAGCCTTATATTTGTACATGTATTCATCAAATAACCCAATCTCCGTTCTAAACCAACATCCATCTAATACCTGTAAATCATAAACATCATAGTGCTGTAAAAATAACTCATAGTCGACACAGGTCATAGTCATTGTTATCTGCGTGTCGTGTAATTTGCCTTTTCGCATGTAATAACGTTTGTATGTACCTGATGAATAATCATAGATATCAGATGTTGTTAAATAATCAGTTCCATTATATAAAAAGCTACCCTTTATCTGTACTGTGGGGAGCATTCCTTCTTTTATCTTAAACCTACATTTAATTCTAACAAAGTAATAACTTTGTGCTGGTAGGTTTTGGATATCTCCTTGCCAAAACTTAGGCATTCCTACTGGGTATCGGTTCCCTGATTCAGACGACATGTTTGATGGATATGAACTGTTAATGTCTGCCGTCCAACCGTGCGAGTACTTTCTATTCTCTTTGCCCTTGACCAGATAACAATATCCACCCCTGTAGCTGTGTCGGATGTATCTATCTGCATTACATTCGCCGTATATTTCTGCATCTATTTGCACCTCCGTTAAATCGGGAAAGAAATTTTTATAGTCTATTTTGTCATAAGTAGACTTAAACTCATCTAAGCAGCATGAGCCTATAGTTAACTTTTGGTGACCTCTCTCAAACATTATCTCAAGGGCTTCCTTGACTACAAGTACGTCATTCCGTATGTACTCTTTTTCTTTGTCTGTTATCACACATCCAGCATAACGGAATCCTTCGTATTCCATGTCAAGTTTCTGGTGTTTTGTCTGAAATCCTTTTCCAATACGTTTAACTGAGAACGGTAACAGCTTGTAAGAATCCCTAAATTCTATTACCATATTATGCATTTTAACTGTAATAGAATACCATGGCCCTCTGTCACTTATCGCACACTTAAACTGCTTGTTTAACATTTTACCTTCGGCTACACGATTCCACTTATATCCATTTCTTAACAGATAGTCTAAGATAAAGTTACCGTCAAACTTTATGTTATGAAAATAACATATAATATTGGTTTTCTTGTCACACATGTAATCTAAAAATTCTGGAAATGAATGTAATATTTCTACCTTATCATCCCATAACTTAACTACCGCTGCCGCCCAAACCTCTGTGTATGTCTGACCTTCGTATACCGTTGTTTCAAAGTCCGCCATATAATATTCATAGTTTCGCGTACGCACATTCTGTTATTCCCCTTCCGTCCAATCCTCCAATTGCTCTAACTCCTCAAACAGTTCCTCACGTGATTCGGAGTTTATTGCCATAAGATTGGTTATTGCTTCCAACTTTCCAACTAGTATTTCACTATCAGATACAGCTTCCCATCCGGGGAACATTCCTTGAGCCTTGGCTTGCTCAAGTGCTTCAGCCATTTCCTCTGCGCCATATTTCTCTAAAGCCTGGTTATACCAACGAGTTATGTAATTAAACAGCTTCTCGTTACGACCAAATATTTCGGTCATTTCCATAGTAAAAACTGTAAGTATTTGATTGTCAAACATTACATAATCGGGTTCTGGTGGGGCTACTGGGATTGGAGGCGGGGCTTGAACTTTCTGCTTTGGCTTTTTCCTTCTGGAACGCTCTAGCGTTTGCCCTTCCTTTGAGGTTAAGATTTCGCCTGTTTCAAAATCAATGAATCTGGATTCTTTGTAGAGCTTTTCAATGGTTATCTTTTTAAGTCTACGCACGCTGGCTTCGGTGATTTTCTTTGGAATTTTAGGGAGTAATTCGGGTACGTCATATCCTCGTTTAGTCATTCGGTTAATCTGACGTTGTATTCGTTGTCTTTCTCTACGGTATGCCTGTTTTACATCTGTTAACTTAGGTTTTCTCTTAGCCATAACCGCTCCTTTCTGTAAAAAGAAAGGGGCATATGCCCCAATCTTTTATACATATGCTACATTACAAGGCAGCAATCTACATAATCCTTATTTGTTTTAGTCACGCCTGACATCTTCTTGATGGAGAATGGTTCATCCTCAAAGAGGTCTGCCATTTGCGTAAAGCTTCGTTTAAATGTCGCTGACTGACACGTCCATACGGCACCGTCTTCTCCTAAGACTGAAAGCAGTTCGTGGTTCTCGCCCTTATGGTCAGCGTCTTCGTAGAGAAGATAGCCGCTTACAGGGAGGGTGGTTCCATCTGGAACGTCCTTCACGCTTACTGTCCCCTGGTCCTGTGTCATCTTGTATAACTCTACCTTGTTAAACTCTCTGCTTGCTTTAATGATTGTCATGATTTAATCTCCTTTTCTTGTTTGGCTTGTTTGGTGTTGGTTAGTTTGCTTTCTTCTGCTGGGATACGGGGCGTTCTACTTCGTGAGCGAGTTCCATAAATTTGGTAATCTCAAGGCCATATACTTTCTCTTCCAGTACAGTGTCTACAACCACTGATGGGTGATACTCAGGGTCTTCGTTGCGCTTGCTAACCATTCTTAAGGCCTTATCTGGTGCTAAAATTGCTCCTGGAATTACATAGGTTCTGTTCTCTGCTTCACCTGTAATTTCATTAACTCCCAGTGTGGTTACCTTTGTGGAATTGATGGTTCTTGTGATTAACTTCTCTTTCATGTCTTGTTCTCCTTTTTTGTTGTTTTTAAATGGGTTTAATGGTATCACTGGGTGGGATTTGAACCCACAATCTCTGATGTCCTCGACCTTGACGCTTTTATTGCGTTCACATGTCCGTTGATTCTGCTCAACTTCCAGTGCCTTATCCGTTTGGCTACCAGTGATGTGGTTGATAGTTGCTTTATGTTAACCGGATGTTGTAATTTTCAGCGTAGTGAGGGCTACTTTGAATTATTAGTTAGTTCCGGTTGACATCTTGGTAGAAATGTGAGGGATAGCAGTTCAGTTTCACCTATCATTAGCTTAGCATCAATTGATTGTAGTGATGTGCCTGATACTTCAGAAAACTCCGCTATCATAATACTGCTGGGCGACTTAAACGCAAACTTCACAAATGGTGATGACCCTGGTGTTACTCGCTCAACTTCTGTGGCCTCGCCATATGCGAATTGCTCGTACATTTCTCTTAGCACTGCTTCACCTCCTAACTTGATGGTGTTATCTTTCCATCTATTAATATGATAACATGTAAATATGAACAAATTCTTAAGATTGCGGTTTGTTGAGAAAATCGGCTAAGGTGATTAATACCTGTAGGTCGTTACAATTGTTGATTACTTTTGATGTGAAGGCGTAGGAAAGTTCCCATCCATAGTGCGCTGGTTCAGTTTTAAACAAGTATATGTCCTCACGACCTTCGATTCTGTACGTCTTTGGTTCAGTAAATCTTAAGTTCTTTAAGTATTGCTGAAAAACTACAACCATGAGTTGGTCGTCTATTTGGTATGTTGCTGGTTTGCTGGCTTGAATTAGAATCATTCTTTTACCTCCTTATGGTCTAGGTAATAAAGATAGACGCTGTTATCTCTGAAAAATGCTATTTCGCGTGTGCCATACCGTTCTATGGCTTTGTGTATGGTCATGGATAACGGCGTGTTTATTGGACCTGTATCATATACTGTGATAACTGTATCTAACGTCCAATTTGCGTTTACTGAATAAAGTTGTGTTAACATCATAGTTGTTTCTACCTCCTTGTTTTATGCACATAAATCTGGCACCATTAATACTACCCAGTTTGAACTAAATCCTACGACCTCGTAGTCTCTATACTTACATAAAGCTTTAGAGGCAGTAAGTTCTTCATTCTTATTAATCCCGCTTGTGTTAATCTCCAGCACGGTTGATTTTTCCCAATCATTGTTTACGAAATATAAATCGCTGAATGTCATGTTTTTCCTCCTCTGTTTTACTTACGCATACGCGGTCTCCGTTGATATAACCAACTATGTAATCTCCATACCTCCTTCTAGCTTCGCTTGCTAACATCTTTTCTACTATGTCGGTTATGATGGTTAGTTATGTGCTGGTTTTCCAGGCATAATTGATATGGTAGATTTCGTAAAATGTCATCATTTTATTCCTCCTTAATTTTGTTATCTCTTTGTTTTTAAATACATTATAGCACTGTTTTAAGATTAAGTCAATAGTTTAATTGTAAACAAATTGTAAACAAATTGTGAACATTGTTAT